ATAAAAGTTCTTTTGTGTAATCCATAAATATAAAATTAATTTTAAAAATAATTCCAATTAACCTCTTTAACATTAATCTCATTTGTATTATTTGATTTCCCTTTCAATTTTACGCAACCAACTAATCTAACTCCTGCATCCTGATTATTCATCGATTTAATTGTCTTACTATATGATAAATACCAAATATCACTTCCCAAGTCCTCAACTGATTGCAAAATCATGTCTTGCAAACTCTCGTCATCTCCTACAGGCTCAAGGCTTATTAATCCATATGCATCAATCCTTATTAATTGAGCGTTTGTTGAATAAGTATTCTGCAAATCTTCAGACATTTTTAATGTATCACTGGAAATTGCTTGAATTTCAACAATTTCCATTTTTTCATCTTCCAATAAAATTGCTTTATCTCCCACTTCAAAATCACTTGCATCTACAAGATCAATGTCTGCTTGTCCTGAATTTGCAATTAAAGCTAAATCAATTTTAATAATTGCCTCTTGCTTAAAATATCCATTTACCGTAATTGTTTCGTTTAATGCTTTAATTTCTTTAGCAAAATACCACCCATACTTGGCGTATCCACCAAGATTTGTATTAAACCCTGATCCAAAGCTAGGATTAGTAGAGCCATCTGTTTTACCAGCCTCAATCCTAATTCGACCCTTTCCGCCATTACCGCCATATCCCCATATATCTCCATTTGTATTTTTACCACCACTCCTTGCTCCTCCATTGGCATGAACTAAACTAGCTCCCAATGTGGCCTTGTTTAATACTTGAAGATATATAGTACCACCAGAACCTCCACCACCGCCTCCAGTATAATAATTATATGGAGTTCCTGCCTCACTAGCATCACTACCATCACAATCAATTTCACCATTTACAATTAAATTTTTACAATGAATTCTAATAATACCTCCACCACTTCCACCTCGAGCGTTTCCTGAACTTTCAGCACCTGCTCCACCGCCTCCGCCTGATCCTTTTATATAACTTTCAGAAAAATTTGATAAACCGCTATCATTATAAGCCAATCCTCCCTGTGGCGTATTATTTGGGGATGAACTTTGAGTATATCCATTACCTCCGTTAGTGCCATACGCCCCACCTGCACCACAGCTTCTAGATGAAGAATAACCTGATGCATAACCGCCTCCGCCACCTCCGCCATTTCTTTCCCATTGTTCTGTGGATCCTCCTAATTCACTAGCTCCACAATCTCCTCTATATCTTCGACCATAACCGCCTGCATGCCCTCTACCCTTTGCACTAATTTTTCCACCAGCCTCAATTTCATATGTGCCTTGACACTTAATCGGATAGTTACCGCTTATTGTAATAGTATGGCCATTTTTTACTAAAACACTTGTAAAATTCTTTTCACTTGACCATGTCGCATTGCCTGTACTCTCAAAAGCACCATCACTCCCGTCTCCCAAATCAGGAGATTGCATCCTTAAATACCTGTTGCTAACTGTATCTAAAACTCCTAAAAATTTTCCAATGTACGACCCTTCTGGATATGTATTCGTTAAATTTTCTGTCATTGTTAAAGTATTGCCAACAATACTCTCAATTACTGCATTTTCAAACATTTCATAACCATCATAAATAATAACCATTTCTCCTACGCTAAACTTTGAGCCATCGCCAACAATCACATCTTTCTGCCCTGAATTAGCAACACTATCAATAAAATCTTTTGTTTCATTGATCTGATCATTTGATGTAAAATCATCTTGTAATATTCCTGTTAATTTTAATATCGGCATAGATTTATCTGTAATAATAAGCTGTCACGCTAAAATTTCTACTTGTACTATTCCAACTTGACCCACATGATTGAGTACATGTTAAAACACTTCCTGAAATAGAGCTGGCAACCCTACTCCAATAACTATCACTATCAACCCCAGGTTGCTGTTTTAAAGTTTGACTTGTAATTCCCTCCCTAGCTAAAATAACTTGTCCATTCCAATTCCAGCCACTAACAGAATGGGATATTTTTAAAACAATAAAATTACAATCAGGCGGAATTGTTCCTGTATCTGTGCATGGTGTTGAAGAATTTGATTGGCTATTACTCAACCCCTCTGAACTTATAAACTCCCAATGAGCTGATCTGTTCAAAGAAATAATATTTTGAGCCAAAGCCCTCAAAGATTTCATTATATTATTAATCTCAAACGCAAATAATTTATTTTGTCCTTGTTTTTTGTCTAAACTCATAACTTCTATATTTTGATATATTCTTTTTGTTATTCTTTAAAAATAGTGCTGGTTTATTCTTTTTATCAAAAACTTCTTTTTTACCTCCAAATTCCGCTTCTTTAATTTCATGCTGTAATCCAAGCCTACTGACAATGTCATATGCCTCCAGCTTGTCTTTAACTTCAATTTTTATATTTAAAATCATACGCTTACAAATGTATATTTTTGGCTAATTACCAAAACAGTATTATTATCCTTAACCCAATTAATGCCAGTAATATGCGACCAAAGATTGCCTGTATCAGGATCTTCGTCTCCGTCAATCACATTCCCGAATTCTGTATAAGTTCCAGCACATTCAGTCTCTGTAAAAAATGCTGTTAACAAAACAACATTCTCATCATCAGTCCCACTAGCCATATCATTCCTGTAAACCTCATTTATTAATGTTGTATCACCGTCGCTTGCAACTCCACCCCCATCACCCAATAACGCTTTATTGATACATCCTGTATAAGTAGTGTCACCAACCAATCTTTTTATAAGAGCATTAAAACCATTTCTGCATATCACATTAAATCGCCTGTTTTCTTGCACTAAATCTCCCAAAACATAATATTTCATTATTTTTGGAAATAACGGCCGTAAATTACGCAAAATCTTATTAAACGCTATTTCTCGTTTGTTTAACTTTGATTGATCGTAAAACTTAGCCGTGATGTCTCCGACTGCATGTGCATTTTCTTTTGTATATTTTTTTATAATCATATTATTAACTTAACTCGCTTGTATCTAAACAAAATTCCCTCTCTGGGTCTGTATGCCCCGTTGGAATATATGGAGCTAAAACAAATGTTGGTCTAACTCCTACCCCGAATGGATCTTTTTCAATTGACTCTGTCACTTCAATAATTTTGTGATCTTTCATTTCTTCAACTAAGCCAATCTCCTCATCTACCTGAACATCTTGATAATCAAGATAATATTTCTTTAAAACAGCATTTTCATTCAATGTCACCTTTTTATTTTCTCCAACCAATAGACTCTGCAAAAAGCTGATCATACCCAAAGTTTTGAGCGTAGCCAATTCAACCGTCCATTCCCCCTCTGTGGCTGTAAACATTTTTAAACTGACCCTCATTATCAAAAAGTTTTCGTTTATACTTCTTGCTGATAGATTAATGCTGATAGTTTGTCCTGAACTCAACCCACTCAAATATGTCCTAAATCCTCCCTCTCGTATCGTATTAGCATAAGCCGACAATTGAGCCTCACCGTACTGCTTAGCTTCATTAGTGGTTTTGATACTCTTATCTATCTTTTTAAACTCAAATCTTCCATATTTTGAAATACTGGCATTGTCTTCCACCTGAGCCATAATAGGAATAAGATAATATCCGCTTATCTCAATCAGATCTCCACTGGCTGGCGGAACAACAAATCTGACATATTTCTCGTTATAACTCCAAAGACAATCATAATCATCGTCGCTATTTAAAAACTCTGTACCAACACTCACTTCAATACTATTTACCTTTACAGTCGGCTTTTTAGAAAACTTATAATCAGTCGCAAAACTTTTCTGATTGCCATCACCAGCATGCGGTTTAGTTCTTTCGTGATCTGATGTTATTTCACCGCCCTCAATAATTACTACATTTCTAAGCTGGCTTAAATCGTTATCTATACTTAAACTGTCCCTGATATAGTTATCACTGCCGTCCGCAATATTAAATGGTGCTGGTTCGTCATTTTTAGAAAAAAAGTGAATATCGCGTGTATAATCTATATACCAGCTATAATTGAACAATTCGCATAATTCAGTTAAACATTTACTAACGCTTAGATTATTAAATGCCACTACCGTCACTTCTAAATTACAATTCACATTGTTATAAGTAATGCCTGTGCCTGCCAAATAATTTGTGACCAAAAACTCAATAATCTCATTAACTGTTTTATTCTCAAATCTTTCAATGACCAATATTCTGTCTAAATCCAAAGTGTAATCCTTTGTTTCAATCTCGTAATAAACAACATCACCCTCTGCATAGTTTCCTACTCTGATAATTTTGCCGGCAAATATTTTTTCTGTATCATCGAGCACCTCAATAATATCGCTTATTTCCGGCTTATAGCTTTGCCCCTCAAAAACCTTAATTGTAAAATTGCATAAATTAGGCTGTTCATTAATATTGTCCTCTATACCGAAACTCTCCCAGTCAACCAGATTTGTTTTTTCTTCGTTGTTTATTTTAACGATTATATTCATACTAGCCCAATAAATTACTTGTCTTTAATTTCCTGATCATTAAGTCACCAATTCTCTCCGCCCCTTTCCGGTCCATAATGGTATTACCGGTAATGTTAACATTGATTATGGTTCTTCCTCCTCCGAGTTTATTATTTGGAATAATATTCCCGCTTATTCCCGGCACAAATAATTCAGGTCCCTCTTCTCCCACCAGATATGCTTTAGTCGGACTGACAAAGCCTCCTCTTGCCTTGCCACCGCCAAATCCTAATGCACCACTGATAGCGCTTTTTGCGCTCTGTACAACATTCAATCTCTTAATGCTGTTTATTAATTTGTCTATCCAGCCAATAACTTTTGATATCGTGGTCGTGGTTGCATCCCAAATATCTTTGAACTTTTCAATACCGGCATTAGCCGCTTCAATAATACTGGTTAAGGTCTGAATCAAAACTATCAAACTGACTTCAATAATTTTTACAACCGCAATTAATGCGCCCAGTAATATAACTCCGATAGTTTGAGCAAATACCTCCAGAAATGGTTGTAATGGCTGTAATGCCTCCCAAAGCTTCTGTAATTCCGGCAATAAGTTCTCTTTAAATACTAAGGCGATGTTGTCCCAAGACGTTCTGAATATAGTTAAAAGCCCCTGATAACGATTAATTATATCGATGCCTGCTTTTACAACATCCACAAATTTCCCTGAAACTTCGATAACAAACGAAATAGATTTTTTTAGCCCCTCAAAAGCCGTCATAAGCACTTGCCCGATTATATCAGCTGTAGCCTTAAGTTGCGGATTAATTTCATTCTCTTCAGTAAACGCCCAAGCACGAAAACTTTTAATAGTTTGATACACATAGTCAATACTCGGTTTCATGGCGTTATCAAGCATGTCTCCTAAAATCAATTTTAAACTGATAATGCCATCTTTAACTGAATTGGATATTTTATACCAACTATTCATGGCTTCACTGTATGATCCTTCCATTCTGGTCGCCTCGCCAATGATAGCGTTATACATGGCTTGTATTTTTTGGGCATAGGTTAATTCGCTTGTCTTTATGCCCAGCTGATCAGCTGCTTCTTTATAAACTTTTACCAAATTCATCTCAATTCCATATTCACTCAATAATTCCGGCCGGAGTTTAACTACGGCCTGCATCATTGCCTTGATTGCCTGATTTGAATTTTTATTTGAAGCGGCCGCTACATCCCGACCTCTAGCAACAATTTCCAAAGCCTGCTTTTCTGACATATTAGTCATGATTGCAGTTTTGGTTAATTCAATTGAAGTGAGCATGTCTTTGTTTTCTTCACGAATACTTTTGACCAAACCATCAATCTGCTTTTTACTCCAATTGTTGTTCTCTCCCAGCTTATAAATTACCGCCTTACTCTGTCCCAGCTGTCCAGTCAAACTAATGCTTTCCTTTACTAAACTGCCAATCCCGCTGGCTACTTTACTGATTGTCCCGGCAATTGCGTTATAGGCTAAATTACCGACTGCTACTGCTTTGGCCATAGAACCAAAAGAACTGGATGTTGTTTTAACATCCTGAGACATACCGTTTAATGCATTGCTCACTTTTTTCATTTCCGAGCTGGCATTATCGACTGCTTTTAGTATAATTTGTAGTTCTTTGTTGCTTGCCATTTTGTTTTTTGTTGCGTTCAATTATAAAAATCAATAATTCATTAATGAACTCCCAGCGCTGATTTAGGAACTCATCCTCTGTCCAGCCCATTTCAACACAAATAAATGCTTTGATGCCTTTAAAACTCAAATGACCAAATCTGACAAATTTGGCTATTTCGTATTTTGAGTTTTGGCTTTGGCTAAAAAATCTTTTACAAAACTTAAATTCTCCTGAATAAACTTAATATCTTCAATTCCAAACAAATTCACGTTCTCAATCGTTATTGGCATTTTCTGATCATTTTCATCGGTTGCATCCCAATCTTCAATCACTCTTGTAAATAAAACCAGTATTTGCCTGATCTCGCTCTCTTCTTTTTCTACTGCCTCAATATCACTGGCCAATACTCCGTCTCTGATTTTGATAGTTATTCCGCATTTAGGCAGTTTTATGTTTTTAACCTCCCTTGTATCTTTTAATATCGGCATATGTTTAATAGCTTGCGACAAGGTTGGTTAATGTAGCTTCAATGCTTTTTGAATCACTAGCTGAATAAAAAGCCTTGAAATTAGCCGTCACCTTGGCAATTTCGTTATTATCACCGCTGATTAACGGTTCTCTTAATTTTATCTTTGCTAAATCAATAACTAGCTTTGGATTACTGCTTGCCCCGATCGTAATGTCACCATTAATAATCTCTAGCCTCATAGCTTTCTGGTTTCCGTTTAAAGCATAATCCATTAAAACCGTATCTTTAAAATTCATCTCAATAGAACCTTCAATAGTCAACTGTTTATTTAAAAAGTCAGCCGGTTCAATACTTCCTAATTTGTCATCATCCTCAATATTCTTATTAATGTTCAATTCTACTCTTTTAACATCAACTGCGCTTGCACCAGCTAACCCAGCCATATCATCGGCTAATTTAAGGTTGATATGCTGTCCCAAAAAGTAATTCTCCGTAATATAGCCGGGCGAATTAGATTCTGCTACTCCAGCCTTACCTCTCAAAGCCATCTCAAATTTTAAATACTGATTTACCGCCGCTTCCAATTTAAAAGTTTCAATAACTGAATTAGGATAAGCCTTTTGTTCATTATCACCCCTTTTGACCTCTACTGTGAGCGTTGGGTGCTTGGCTGACTGTAAAACTGCAAAAGTATGCTCATATACACCCAGATCCGCGGTTTCCACGCTTCCGACCTGACCGAGCGTGGCCAAGAGAATAAGTCCAAAACTTTCATCAAAAACCTCTCCGGCAATTGTTCCACCGCTCATCTTTTTGCTTATTTCCTGATCCTCACTATCTTCAATTACTCCCACGGCTCGTTCACTAACCGCTACCTCAACTTTGTCGTTAATATCTTCAGATAGTGGCTTTAACCAATAGCTTGGTGCCACTTTAACCCCTCGGCTGGTTTCTTTACCAATGCCGATATTAAATTTGCGTTTTATTAATTCCGTCATATTGTTGTATTTCAAAACATGCCTAAGAACAAGAACGGCATGTTCTGCTTATTTAATTTATTAGCTCTTTTAATTTTTTATCCGCCTCCTTTTTGCTTTTTGCTTTGACGGTGATATTGTGTTCCGGATAATTAAATTCTTTCTCTTTTTCTTTTTTGCTTTCCCGATTTCCTGAAACATCTTCTTTTTCCTTGTCCGGCTTAATTGATTTGTCCTCGATTTGAGATTTTTTGACTGCCATATTTTTGTTGATTAAATTATTATGTTATTTGAATTAATTTTTTACAGATTATCTCCATTTCCAATACGCGCATTAACAACTCTCTGTCTTCCCAAATAAACGAACTTGAAACCAAAACATCATCACAAATTCCGCCCAATGTATCATCATTGTCAAAAGCATCGTCTATCTGGTCGCTTAAGTTATTTAACAAATTTTCTCCAGCATCCTGTCCTCTTGATTCTTCGTTTACCTCCTGAATAACCTGTACTTTAAATTTATAGTGTTTCAAAATCGTTTTAACACTCATCCGTTCCTTTTCATTTTCCGTGCCTAAAATAACCGCTACCGGGTACTCGTTGAATTCGCCTTTGTTGTATTTATAAACCTTGGCTATATCATCTATAGAATCGAGTTTATTATAAATTGCGTCTAAAATTTGACTCCTCATATACTTTTGATTATTTTCTCTAATACACTGACAAATATTCTTCTTACCCTATACTCTGCTTTTTGAATTGTTCGGTCTACAAAAGGATTGGCTTTTGTACCTTTCCGCATTATGCTTTTTTGCAGGGCGTATGGATTTATGCCTTTTTTAATTGCCCAAATGCGAAGCGGTGCTCTTTTATTTTTAACAGAAACATAGTGCGGTTTTGTTCCCTCATGAACAGCAACAGCATATCCTTTTTTTGGAACAATAATCACACTGCCCTTTTTTAGTCTAATGCCAATACTTTGCCTTAAATGAGCTGTTACTCCGACTGGTGCCTCTTTTTTCTCTTGGCCAGCAATTACCTTGCCTGAATCTAAAAGTCCTTTTTGTATCTCACGATTAGCAACCACAGGATACATCCTGAAAACTTCCCTGATCTCGTTTATATTTTCAATCTTTATTTCAAATGCCATACTAATTATTTGTTTTATAAATTATCGCTTCAATCCGGGTTAATGTTCCTCTTTCTAATTTCCTGATAGCTTTGACAATATACGTCTCTCCTTCGCATTCCAGCTTATCGGTTTCCTTAACATCCGAATGTTCTTCTGTGTACAACTTAAGCATCCCAGCCGGATTGCCGTCACTCAAAAGCGTATCCTCGGCCTTGATTGACATAATCGATCCTCTAATCTCACCCACTGGTTCATAGCTTTCTTTTTTATTGTCCGGAGTGCTGACAAGCCGGGAAACTAATAATCTTTTATTAAACGCAAATCTCATATTGAATACATTTTATAGCGGGAAAGAATAGAGGCAATATCAGGCGATAAATGATCTTCCCAGGAAATACCGGCATCACCCAGATTTTCAGTTTTAATACCATCGCTTTTGCGCTGATTCCATAATTTGCCGACTAACTTTATAATCGCCAACTTTAAACTGTCTGGGATGTTCTGATCCGTAAAACCGGCTTTATAACTAATCTTATAATTCAGCTCTCCACTCCTGACATTATCCAATTTCACAATCCCCTGATCTTTGTAAAAAACATAATCACTGTCTGACACTGCCACCCAGCTTCCGTCACTGTCATATTCCACGGTCAAATCTTTTAAATTCAGATTGTTGGCCAGATAAATATTGTCATCTATTTCATCCCCGTCAAAATATTCCTCAACCGAATCCTCTTTGATTTTGTTATTGAGCATGACCTCAATCCAGCTGACAGCGCTGGATATAAGCATTTCAATAACACTGTCATAATCGCTCACGGTTAAGCCAATGTAACTTTTAAAATCTTCTGCAGTAATCATAATTTGTAAAATCTTAATTCCTGATCCCATGTTTAAGGATCAGGTGTTAAAACTCTATGCTTTAGAACAAATTTTTGCCTCGATTAATTTCTTTGCCAATTCCGGCTCAACTCCAGCAATTTCGCCTTTCAAGTAGGGCGTGTGAGCCTTGTTAAATTTAACCCGGGTTAGATTCTTTTTTGGTGCTTTAGTCTCTTTGTCCTTTTTATCTTTGCCGGTTGCCCCATCCTGATTTTTTTTATCATCTGCCTTGTCATCAGCAGAGGAATTTTGATTGTTTTGATTGTTTCTGTTGAACATAAGATTTGATTTTTAATAATTATGTTAATTTATTATTTCCTCCCCGCCTGCGACCAATACAAGTGCAGGCGGAGAGTATAACAATAAACCACGCTTATTTTACTCCGGTTAGCTTTTTACCTGCTTCCGGCATAGTAAACACGCCATCAACAGCTTCTGCTACCACTACCTCTGTCTGCAGTTTACTGATAACCTTGTCGGTATCAATAAACATCTCTTCTCCGTCCTTAATCCAGTAGTACCATGGATCGAAAAACAAAATTTCTGTCTCATCCGTGCCTACCCCCAGATTGGCCGGAATATCAGCGCTTTCTAAAACCGGGCGGTTAAAGATGGTCTGATCCCGAACATCAAAGATCGGCATACCATTCTGATCAACCAATGCTCGAATTAATTTCATGCCAGCCCCGGATGTCATAAATACTGCGTTCTGGCGATACTGTTCTGGTAATTCGTAATACAGATTTACCAAGTCGTTATACTTGAAATCAACATCTGCCTGAGCGATTTCACCTAAGCCTGCACCTCTGACACCATTCGGCTTGCCTGATCCGTCACCGGCCACAAACGCTGTTTCTTCCGCATCCCTTAGTTTTCTCGAACTAAGCTCACCAATAAAATTGACGATATTGAATGCCGAAGTATTAAGCAGTTTGCGCGGGATCAAAACCCGGGCCGCCAAATAATAATCAGCCAGACTTTTCTTTTCAATCGTAGGGTTGCTTTGGGTAATACTGTCATTGTCATCCACCCAGTAAGCGGTTACGCCTGTGCCTTCGGTAGGCAACTGGAAATTGCCGGACAGCTTAAAGGAATAAGCCAGCTGGCGCATGCGGGAAATCTTGTCTTTCTTGGTCAGAATAAAATCTGCCAGTTCAGTCGGAATGGTATGGCCAAATGAGTTATTGCCGGTATCAATCGCTTTTTCCTCCAGCTTGCCAAAGCACACGTCTTTGATAAACTGAGCCGCTTTCTCAACCTTTTCCTCTTTGGATGGCTTCCTGATATCAGCCAAACCCTTCTGAGTTTCTTTAAGGATTTCCGCTTTCAAATCCCCGACAATCTCCTTAACCCCGTCAGCAATCAGCTGATTCAGTTCTGTCATGGTAATTTCCTTGACTTCCTGTTTGTTGTTTTTTTCTTTTGGGTCCATAAGATTATTTAGTTATTCTTAATACGTACTCGCAGGCTTTATCAGCCTGCTTGACTGCTTGCCTGATACGGAGAATCTTCATGATCTCCGTGGCAGGTTCGACCTTTACCCCCTTGTTTGTCAGGGACTTTAAATATTTTTTATATTTATAAATTATTTTTTTGCGTTCAATTTTTCCGCCTTTATAAAATATCTTTACCCTCATTTTTTTATAATCCACGTCAACATAACTAACTTGTCTGTCCTTCTTTTCTTTTTTATTATCTTTAACATTTATCAACTGCGTATCTGGATTAGCTCCGGCCAGTACCGGCGACCATTCATATAACCGGACTTTTTTAATAATCCGATTATCATTTTCATCCCACTCATAATCCAAAATTTTAAAACCAATACTGAACTCATCAATAATGCCAAACTTAATATCACTGAATGATTCCCGGCCTCTTTGTGTTTCCAGATTAAACTGCGCCCGGATAAAAAGTCCCTTATCGTCCTCTTCGCCCTTTAAGGTTTTAGCAATCGGCTCTTCCCAGTTATGCATCCAGACCCCCTTAGGTAATTTCTTGCGCAGGCTTTCCACAAAAGCGCCCCGCCTGATAATATCACCGACCAAGTCGACATTATCGAAAATCGACACATAGGCCTCAATTATGCCCTGATCCTTTTCTTCCTTTTGCTCAATTATTTTAATCTCTGCTTTTGCCCGTACTCTGATCATTTTATTCTCAATTTCACCGGGCTGTTTATTGTTTTCTTTTTTTATTGATTTTTTCATATGGTTGATTCGTTTAATAAATATTTATAATGGAGTAAAATCGCATTTGCAGTTAGGATGAGTCTGTCCCGGAATCTGTCCCTCGATATTTTTTATTGTCCACTTCTCCAGACTTTTTAAAATACAGATACTGCAGGCTCCGGGCGATAACAACCATTCGACATCAGTGTAACCATAATGCTCATATGTCTTCCGATGCGCTTCTACCACTCCCCGGGATGTTTCGGTTCTGGCAATCATATCTGCCCTTGAATCTTTAGCAAAATCAAATACCGCTTCTACCCTCTTGCTTAATTCGCCAATGTCCTCACCATTAGCTACTCCTTCTTTTAGGGTCTCCGCAAAGTTTTCTATGGTTGTATTATTTATAGTCTCTCCTGTTTCCTGACCCACCTTGGCAAGCCACTCTTTAATAAAATCCATGTCCACAATCATGTCTTCACCAACTAACTCGCTGGCTCCTCTGATTCCGGACATGACAGTTTCATACATTAATGGTGAAATCAGATCAATCGTAGCTTCCAGCTCTTGTGTTTTGTTTATACCGTAATCTTCTGCAACATCCTTTTTATAATTTTCATTTAGACTGTCTATAAATCTAATTTTTTGCTCCTCAAAAAATTCAATAAATTTGCTTTTCCATAATTTCTCCAACTGCACTTCCTCTTTCATGCGGGATTTATAAAACAACTCTCTTTGCTCATCACTGATGCTCTTGCTCTTATCTTTAACAACTTTTAAAACCACTCTTTTCTCGCCGTTCAAATTGCTGATAATTTTATCACTTGCCTTTTGGGCTATTTTATTAATTCTTAAATTACGATTCAGTATTCGTCTTTTAATCTGCTTTTGTGTTTTCAAGTTTATCTGCCCATTTCTCCTTGCCTTAATTTTTATAAACTGCTCTGACTTTTTCTCTCCACCAATTAACGGCATATTAGAAAGTGGCATATAAATATAATCTCCGCCGTTTACTGCCTCCAAGCCTTCCATTTCTCTGATCTCATTAGTGGTCATCCACTTGTTCCAGCTTTCAGTCTTCTTTTTTAAATCCATTTCCTGATCATCCCGAGCTAGTGGTTCAAATGAAAGCCAAAGATCTGTCCCGAACTTCGGCACTAAAAATTCATTCAACTGCTCAATCATTTCTGTGGCCAAGGGTTCTAATGTCCATTTATTAAACACATATTCGGCCGCAACCGCACTAGCTCGGTTAACATCTTCAAATACTCCCAGTACCGGCTTAGGTACACCGAATATGGAAAGAATCTCATCCCGGTTCATTTTCCGGCTTTCAATAAAATCCAAATCCTTGGGTGGTAAGCTAACCGGTTTATACTTCATCCCGGCCTCAAGAATCATGGGATTATATGCACTATCATAACCTTGATGCTGGCTTTTAAATTCCTTTTTGAGCCTCTTAATGGTTGCCTTATTAGCATTACCGGCCAGTTCCAGAAAACCGCTCGGCCGGGCATTATTTTTAAGCAAATTACTGTTTGACTGCAGGATATAATCGTCATTTTCCGCACTCATCCTGACTGCTTCAATTACGCCAATGCCTCTGTCCGGGTTCCTGGGGTTATAGTTTTTTAAAAATATCACTTCATCCGGTGAATAAGTTTTTTTAAATGTTCCGATCTGATAAACATAGCCCTGCAACTGTCCGCTTTTATCTTTCTGGACTTTGAAATATTCCGGCCGGGCAATGTAAATATTACTCGGGTATTTATCGCTCTCGTTAACTTTGGTCAACACCCAGGGACTAGCGCCAAGCAAATCCCGATAAATAACGCTAAGCTGAATAAAATTATACTTGGTCATTTCCGGATTCACCCGATAAAGCAGTTCTAACAATTCGTGTTCAATCAACTCTTCAACATCACCGTTCTTTTTAAGCCGGTACAGTTTAAACTCAATTTGCGCTAAACCCATGCTCCGCCTCGCTACACAGGCATAAACCCATGATTTATAAAAATCTAAAGCATCGGTCTTGGTAATCACGCTGGCCATAATGCCGGAATTAACAAAAAACGAAAACGGTACAGCGCCTTTGTAAACTATTGAATGATATAATCTTTTAAAAATATTCATAAAACTTATAAACTAATTATCCGCGGGACTACTTCTTTTCGCTCATAATATGTGAAACATAGTGCGTCCCAGAAGTCCGGACTTGGCACTCCCCGGGCCAGGAGATCATCCTTTGATTCCATCTGAATCTTGCCGTCGCCACCACTGGCTATCTTCCACTTGATCTCATCCACCTCGGCAAATTCAGAGCCGTAAACTTTACCATCCTGCTCTGTAAGCATTTTCTTGGCCTTGAAATTCGCTTCGGCTTTAATGTTGACGTATAAGTTCTTGCCATCATCACTGGGCTTGTCATTTGCCCGACAGGCATTAACAAAAATTCCATCCTCCTCCAGCCTGTCAACCACACCGGCACCAACTCCCACTACATCTACAAATACATCAAAGTAATCAATTTTTTCCTCTTTACAGATCAGCTTTATCTCATCCACGATCTTCATCGTGTTTTTAGTCTTCATTTTGCGTTTAATATACGCCCGCGGTTTTCCTGTCTTCTCTTCCCTGCCTCTGACAACAAATACGGTCCAGTTGCCGCCTCTGGCAACATCTACGCCTAATTTCTCGCCTGATTTTTTAAGTTTCGGCTTACATGCGCAAAACATCTCTTCCTGTTCTTTAGATGTCATCAACTTCCTATATCCACGTGAATCAACATCATCCTCGTCCGGAAATAAGCATTTGTAAAGGATACTGGCCAGTGGCAACTTTAAAGCCTTATTTAAAAATTCTTTGGTGTACCGGCCTTCTTTTAACGCCTGATAACAGTCTATATAAATTTTGAAATAATCTTTGTCTTTCCATGTTTTTAAAAAATGATTATTGTGAAACGGATTGCCGATTTTGATATAACAGGACTGCTTGCGTTCATCTCCTACTTTTTGCTTACCGGCTACCATCCTGAATATTGTGGCTTCTATTTCATCAGGAATTAACGCGCTTTCATCCTGAATCACAATCCGGCCACCCTCTCCCATAACTGCTTTTACACCTGACACCACGCTTCTGGCTTCAACACTTAAAGCAAATAACCCTCCGCCATTTCGTAAAACAATCCTGTCCTTGCTTGCCTCCTGCCTGAGCATATCGATTTTGTCCTTTTTCTCTAAGAGCGAACTAAACATCGGGCTGTCACCAATATGCTCAATGTAATAACGCATTATTTTTTTAGCCTGTTCTTTTTTTGGCGCTACTACCGGAATCAGTTCCCCCTGAATACAGCTCACGATAATGCAGGCCAAAGCCACAATCAAACTCTTTCCGTACTGCGTGCAGGCTATGATTTGAATGTACTCAAAATGCCGAAATACGATTGCCCAGAAAATTACCAATTGCCCCTCGGTTACCACCTCGCTTGCCCTATATCCTTCTATGTCGAAATGAGCAAGCAGAGATAGGCATACTTCACGTTCTTCCTGGGGTATTTTTGGTAACTTTACTTTTAACATCTCCTTTTACTTTTAGCTTTTTTATCAGGTCGTTGTAATCACTCCTGATTTCTTCCAGCTCGCGCGAATCATTAACGTCAACTTCGCTTTTGGGCTTGTACTTCGGATGATTGCACTTCAAGTAAAAGATAATAGCGGTAATATCATCATTGGCAACTTTCTTCATTAATTTGCTTTCAACATAACTTCTCTGATCCCATTCAACCTCATCAACCTGCTGGGCGAATTCATCGTCAGCCTTAAGCCACCGGTAAAAAGTCTTGGGCGTAATACCAACTCTTCTGCAGGCGATCGTAACTATCCCTTTATTCTTTTCCAGCTCATCTAAAATCAACTTTTTATTCTTTTTGGTGCGGGCAACCACCTTCGGTTTGGCTTCCCGGGATTTTTCCTTTTTTATAGTGTGACATTTGTGACATTTACTCATACAACTTTATTCGCATGTCCCGCATTCGTAGCGCGGGTTCGCGAAGCGAATAACTATTAATTTGGGTAACTTTTCTGCCAAATCGCGATTTTTTTACAATAATTTTCCAGTCTGACTTTATTCCTGAATAATCGGTAGTTTTTACACTTCTTTTTCATGCAATAGTTGAATACTTTTCCGGTCTTAATTTCCTCCCCTTTTCTGATGCAGTAAAAAATCATAATTTCTTGGTTTTTTTAGATGTATGCTCCTCCCAGCGTTTAATGATGACATCAACATATTTCGGGTCCAGTTCCATGCTGTAGCATTTCCTCTCCATTTGTTCGCAGGCCATAAGCGTTGACCCGGATCCGCCAAAAAGGTCAATCACGATATCACCCCGCTCGCTGTTCTTTTTTAACGCCCGCTCCGGCAAACGCAAAGGTTTTTGTGTAGGATGAAGATAATTCTGCGTAACATCCCTTCTTTCGTACCAGACATCCATTAATTCGCTGAAATCATCATAGTCAAGATGGAATACATCTTTTAAATTATTTATTTTCTTATTTTTAAAATGGCTCTTTTTCTTTTTCCAGCCGACCATGCACGGTTCATACTGCCGGTGATAATCCTGTCCGCGCGAGAATACCATTGAATTTTTAAGCCAGATAATAATTTGGCTCATGTGCCAGCCTCCCAGCTCAAATGCTTCCCGGTTAATCCAGTTATTCTTATTGGCAAACCACCAGTAAATCGTTACGTCATCGGTCGTATAATCAAACAAATTTTTTAAAATATCAATATAAAATTCAAGGCACTCTTTATCGGTTTTTTTGTCATTAAATATTTTCCCGCCGCTTCCTCCGTATTTCTTTGAATCATAATCAAGTCCACCCGGGGATTTATAGTCGACATTATATGGCGGATCAGTAAATATCATTCTCCCCTTTTTGCCTCCCATTAATTTCTCAACGTCTTCTGCTTTAGCTGAATCACCGCACATCAGACGATGCTCTCCCAGCTCGTAAACATCTCCCAATTTTGCTTTTGGTTTTTTGATTTTTTTGTATTCCTCCTCGGCATCAAATTCGTCCTCTTCAATCTCGACAATCAAATCTTTATCAAAACCAGTTAATTCCAAAATATCCTCATCCAGTTCTTTCAATTCTTCAATCACCAACTCCATCTCCCAATCGCTCTCGTTGAGCTTATTATCTGCCAATCGATAAGCCTTAGCCTTTTTGGGCGGGAGATTGACGGTAATGCAAGGCACGACTTTTAATTTAAGCATTTTGGCGGCTTCAAATCTCCCATGCCCAACGATGATCACTTTTTTCTTGTCTAGTACTAAAGGCTGGTTAAAACCGAACTCTTTAATGCTGTCCGCAATCTGCCTGATCTGTTTTTGCGGATGCTTTTTAGCATTCTTAGGATATGGTTTAATTTCTTCGATTTTTATTTCCTCCTTTTTTGCCATGGTTTTCTGTGTTAATGATATAAATATCTTTAATCGCTTTTTTATTGAATTTGCCGGACTTAAGAATTTTGCTATAGGCTTTTTTCAGCTTACTGATAATCTCTTCAATTTTTTTCTTATACTCTTTGATATCTTCAAAGTTACCCACTTTCATGCCCTGTAGACTTCGGAGCATCGGATCTTTTGGCACTTTAATATGCCGGTTAATATTTGCTCTTTCGCCTTTGCCGTCCTGATAGCGGATAAATACCGGCAAAGCGCCAACAATGAAAAATTGCGGTTCTTTGGTTAAAATACCACTCTTAGTCTGAAAGCTGTGGTTAAAATCAATTTTCAGATAAAGATTGTTTTGAATTTTAGTTTTTAAATTATTCATATGGTCGGTCTTTGTTCGGTCTAAAAAAATTTTTTAAAGCCTGCCTCCTTGGCTAGCCCCATGGCACAAGCCCCTTTGTTTTTGGCGGTAGTGCTTTCTCCTACGTCAATTAATATCTCAATAGTTTTTTGAAAGCCGATTTGCTTTATAACTTTGAGCCAGACTTTTAAATTCTTGTGATCATTAATTTTCTCCAGCTGATATTCTAATTGTCCTCTTTGGTTGTCTGACAGCGAGTTATCCACATTTTGAAAATCAACGTTAACGTTTGATTTAATACTATGATTATTAGTATTATGATTGTGTTCGGTTTGCCGAACGGTTGAGGGGGGGGTGCCGT